AGCCGACGCCGCCGCGATTGCCCGCGCGCGCCTATCCCCTGACTGGCGTGTGCGTCTGGCGGTGCGTCTGGCCTCGGAGCTCGGATTACGGCGCGGCGAGGTCGCGAAGGTGCGCGGCTGCGACCTGGTTCGCGACTTGCACGGCTGGTCACTGATTGTCCACGGGAAGGGCGGAAAGCCTCGGACGGTGCCAGTACCTGAGTCAATCGCCGTAGAGATTCAAGGCCACGGCCCCGGCTGGTTGTTTCCAGGTGCCGATTCGGGGCATGTCTCGGCTGAGTGGATCGGGAGGCTGGTAGGGCGTGCATTGCCGCGCGGGGTCACGATGCACGCCCTACGGCATTCGTTCGCGACGCGCGCCTATGAGCGCACGGGCGATCTAGTCGCCGTCCAGAGGGTTCTCGGACACGAATCGCCACAAACCACGCTCCGATACCTAGCGATAGCCGATGAGACACTTCGGGCTGTCGTGGAGGCGGTGGCCTAGGCGCGGCCCTCCAGTGACCTGATCCTGGCGTCATAGTCGCCATGCTCTCGATCACGGGTAGATCGGATGTCTCCGATCTCATGGCCAAGGCCTTTGAGCTCACGGGCGAGGCCTTCGATCTGATGCCTGGTCACCATGACATCGGCGGCGGTCTTGGTCTGCTCAATCTCGATCCTGGACACGCTCTGGCTACTGGCTACCAGCGTCGATTCAATGCGGGTGATCGCCTCGGAGTGAGCGGCGAGGGTATCGCCGAGGCGTTCTATCGCATCCCCCGCGCGCGCGGATTGTTCGTCTGTCCTGTTCACGGCGTCCGCTAGAGACGATCCGTGGTTAGGGCTGACCTGTGCGCGGATGCGGCGCGCCTGGATGAGGGTAGCGACCGATGCGACGACGGTCGATAGGCCGGTGAGGCCGCCGAGGGCCGTAATGACCTCGGCGGCTCCACTCATTCGCCGCCCCCGGTCGGCGGGACGTGCGCGAGCGCGGTCCCGGTGCCAAGGACCGATGCCACGAGGGCAACCCAGAGCGGGGCGGTCTCGGACTCAATCACTCCATAGATGACCAGGAGCGGAACGGCGGCGGTTGCGACACCGTATGCCCACCGTCGCACGGTAGGGGTAAGCCAGCCGATGGGCTGAGGGGTCGCGGCGTGCTTCGGCGTGTCAGTCATGGTTAGAGAGTCCCTTCAATGAGATGGAGCTGGAGTTCGGCGACGGTTGCCATGCCAACATA